GATGCGCCGCGCCTCAGGGTCCGTGATCCCGCTCAGATCTAGCTCGTCCAGCATTCCTGCCCTACTCCACGACACCCCTACTTACTGGCCTCAGTATACCGTCCCCGGCTTTTTGAGAAGATACGTAGAGGTGGCTGTCGACGGATGCGCAGGCGAGTTTAGTGAAAGGAGGTATTTGCAGGTGGTAGACGCCCATAATCAACATGTGAAGGTTATGGGAATCGTCGCGATTGGATTGCCAGTGCTACCAAGCAACTGATATTCGACCTGGTCATTGCAACTGGGAGTAAATAGCGATGATCCGACCCCAGTCGCGTTGAAGTCGAGATGGTTGACCGTTTCAAAAATGCGGTGTATGCCGGGACCACCGAAGTTGTCGACCACACCGACATCCATATTCTGCGTCGCCACCACAACCCATCGTCCTGTTCCGTCCTGTCTCAAAATATTGATGGCGGAGACGTAGATAGGCGTACTCGTGCCATCTTTGGATATCCCGGTCGCGTCCGGGAACACGACTACAGCCGTATTGTCGGTAAGAGACAATGATGAGTCGTCCTGGAGGCACTGTACGTTGGTCTGGTCAAAATGGCTAAACGTGCAGACATGCAGCGGCAAGACCGGAACAGGTGTCGGCATGGGCGTGGGTGTTGCCGGCAGTGTGTACGGGGTGGTGAGTCCAGTATACGTGAAAGCTATTGAACCTAATGAGGTTGAGCCATCATAGACGCTGATAGTGTACTGTGTGTTCTCTTCCAGTCCAAGGCGCGATTGGTCAAACGCGTTTTGCAGTCCCTCACCTGTACCACTATACTGTGTACCGGCCGAGTCAGCATAGCTATGCGGCGCGATAGTCGCTCCACTCTGTCGCCTCCCCACGATGACGACACGTACGGTTGCATGCGCAAAACTACTGCCATTCTTGCCAGTATAGGCAAGGTGATACATGAATAGATCTGCCACTTGAGAGGCGTTGGACCGACACACGCCATCTTTTGACGAGTAGTGATCGTCGTCGCAGACATGGACCCCATTTGGTATATAAGGCTGTGTTGTGGCTGTAGGGATGGGTGTTGGCCAAGGCGTGGCGCTCGCCACGGGTGTCGGCTCAATCTCTTGTCGATGAGCGGTGAGATAGCGGTTTGTTGCAACGATGAGGCCCGCGTCGATGGCCTGGATGCGTTTGATCCCAGGGGCATAATACGCGCGATTACTCGATGTAACCTCTGCTGAGAAAATGAGGTTGCGATAGGTTAGCAGCGTGTAGGGCGACACACTCGGGTAATCGCTGTGGCTCGTGTCGCGATAGGCGAAGAGGTCCTCTCCACTCGTTACGGGATGTGGGTTAGGTGGTGCGAGAACACCGCTGCCAATATGGTTGTCGTCAATCCATCGTCTACTTTCGCGTGCCGCACGAAGGGACGGGAAGACAAACACGTCGTAGATGACGTGCATGGGGCCGGGGACGGCATAGTGGAGGGCATAGAGGCCGCTGTACGTGTGGTGCGGCCCACCAATAAAGGTAGCCCCCAGGTCGTCGGGGATGGGTCCACCTCCACCGATTATTGAGCCGATCCACCCATTCGTTGAACGAGTTTGATGCGGCCGGTTCCCAGCGGCTGAAGCGTCGAGAAGAAAAGCATTAGCCTCTGGGTAGGTAGCAGAGAAGGGCGATAGTGCCAGTTGGGGTGTGTTCGTCGCTATCGGGACAGTTGAGAATGGTTGCACTTTCAACAACCGTTGCGCTATTGGTGAAGGGACAGGTGCCACATCTTCCTGGGAGCGCGAGGCTGGGCTGTGCCCCAAATAGAAGGAGCCGCCCGCGATAACCGCTAACACCACAACGGCGAGAAGCCCGTACCTCACACGTCCCACGCCTGCGCTTCCCTTCTCACTCTACGAAGCCATCACCGCTAGAAGGCACCTCGTACCCCATGCGGTACAAGGGAGGTGCCAACAGGTAACGTGCCACTAGCGTAGCAAAAAGACGAGTCTCGCGCAAAGGGGCGTCATGAACCGAGCGTGAGTGAGGCAGAGAAAGGGGGGGTGTGACAACGAGTCGTACCTTGACTCGTTGCCACACCATGGATAGCGTAGCGAGTTAGGACGCACCCCCGCTTTGCGTGACGGAGGTAGATGCCGCTTTCTCCTGTAGCGCAAGCCACTGCTGGTTCTCTTGCGATGTGATGGTAGCGGTACGCTCGGCGAGCAAAACTATTGGGTCCTTTTGGCTTGCTCCGGGCGCATAGTCGGCGACCTGCACCGTATAGAGATACTGCTCATGCTCTAATTGTTGAGCCGTAGACCGCCACGTTAGGTAATGTTCCCGATACTGGTGCAGGCTTTCATACCCCTGTGCAAAGGCGGCGATAGCGCCCAGTAGGGCAGCAGTGATCTTAGACCACATGCCCCAATCTAGAAGGGCGAAAATAGGCACGAGTCCCGTCGCCCCCAGGCTAATTGTTCTCAAGTGGTGATAAATGCGCATCGTGCGTTTCGCGTTCCTATCATACCAGTCGTGCTTTTCTCTGACATGCTGCAACACGAGATCGACCTGAGAAGGGGGAGACGACACGGAGCGGTACCTCTCTTGAAACATTGTTTGCATCTACTATATACGAACCAGCATCGGTCGTACACGGTAGACGCAGAATCAACATTTACGAGCAGAACCACAGTGCCGGTCTAGTTAATGAGTGCTAGGCATGGACTCACGCCGGCACAGACCGTGCTAGCGGCTACCCAACCTGATCCCAGTCGTACTCGGCGTCCTCGTCATCGGCCGCCCACCCCGCTGGCACCCGCCACCGCCCTGGCGTAGGCTCCTCAGACTCGGGGACGCGAGCGACGGCGGAGGAGTTGGGCGCGCGCTTGATGCGCTCGACATTTGTGGCGATGAACCCTTTGCCGCGCGGGTCGCGGGTGCGCCGATAAGTCACGGTGTCGCCGGGACGCAGCCCGCTAAACGGGACGCCGACTACATGGGAGGCGTGCATGAAGAGATGCTCGCCTGTGGCCATGCGGACAAACGCAAAGCCGCGCGCCTTCACGCTGCACATTGTGCCCTGTTCCAGCGCCCCACTGTGGCCGTCAGCCCTCATGCGCACGATCCGTATGAGATGCGTCGCGCGCGCATACTCGGCGTCCGCGAGCAGGCCCGCCCGCTGGTAGATTGTCAGCTCACCGCGCTTGTACCGACGTTCGACCGCCTGGCGGTACTCCTCGTGATCCCGTTCAATGTTGGCCCAGGTCGCGCTCCACGCGGGGTCTCGCATGGCATCCTCGTGCGCGGGCGGGGGGGCATGACGCACCTCAATAGCCAAGCGCATCTCCCCTGGCGTGCTGTCGGTTAACACATACGACACCCAATCGCCCACCTGCACAGGTGGAGAGTCGTCTTGAACCACCCCGGCGCCCGTAAAGCGTGTATCCGGCTGCCGGCGCAGGGGCCGTATCACCCCACCAGCCCCCTCGCTATCCACTGCAATAACTCGCCCCTCAGGCATCGTTCCCCCCTTTCGGTCATGTCATGTCACCGGGCACATGACGCGCCCGGTGTATCTAGCGTGCGGCTGTCGTTGGCCGGCGTCGCCGTGTTGTCGTCTCGACCGACCCTGTGTGCTCAGACGGGGTCGCCCAAGACGGTGATTCCGGGAGCGCGTAACCGTCGAGGACGAGAGCCCCCTCGCGCTCCCACACCTCGTCGCTGGCCGCACGCGCCGCGGCGTAGGCTTGCTCCTGGATCTCTTTCAGCCGCGCGTCGGCAAAGCGGTAGATGAAGCGCCGGGCAATGTCTACCCGGCGTGTTTGCCACTCGTTATGCAGGTCGCGCTGGAGCTGGTCGTACTCGATGCCCGTGATGTCGCGTCGCTCCCTGTAGCGGCGCTTGACGGCTTCCAGGCTGGCCGTGTACAGCGCCTTTGCCATCTCCTCCAGGCGCTCTTGCTGCCCCTGTATGGCCGCCTGACGCGCCCTGATGGCCGTCCTAACGGCGAGGGGCGCTTCAGTCCAGACCATGCGATGCTCCCGTTCCCAGCTCGCCTTGTGCTGGAGAGATAACTGGGAATCGCGCGCCTGGCTAATCAATGTGTTCTGGACTTGCTGGAAGGCGGCCGCCTCCATCCCCTGCGGTGAATTCAAGTTCATTATGTCTACCTCTCTTGGCTAATTAGCCGAGTATCTCGTCAATACGGCGGTAGGCCTTCGTCAGCCGCGCCTCGGTGAGCGGCGACATAACGGGGGTGGCCGGTGCGGGGCGCGTCGGCGCGGTGCGCGCGGCAATCGCGGTCTCCAGCGTATCCATGCGCTCACGTAGCCCCCAAGGGTCGTCCGAGGTTGGCATAGGGTCGTACCCATAGCCTTCGTAAAGCTCTGTGTTGAACGACTGCGACTCACGGAGCACCGTGGGAGGCGCGGCGCGGCGCGGCGCGGCCAGCGCGCGCCGCGCCGCATGGCTTTTATCGAGGACGCCTTGGATGTCGTCCAACACCGATGTCCCGTTACCGGGTTGTGCCACCGCCGCCGGCTCTGGGGTGGATGCGCAGGTAGGCGAAAGCAGGTCGTCTAGCATGGAGTGTAGCTTGGTCGCCGTCGCTGGCGTGGGCTGATTGGTCGTGGTCATCGTGTTGTGTCCTCTATAATGTTGGGCGGTCACTTAACCACCGAAGTAGCGTTTCCACTCTGACAGCGCCTGCTGCTGTGGGTTTTGGTACGACTCACCGCCGATGTGCACGCGGTAGTCGCCTACAAGGTCCTCAAGGTAGACAACCTCCTCGGTGGCCGGCTGGAAGTTCCTGAGTTGGAGGGCTATCGCGGCGGCCATCACCCTGTCGTCGTTGAGCGACCCACTCGCGCCCGTGCTACCGTTGTCCCTGACGGTGTAGGTCCGGCACTCGGCCACGAACGCGGCGTCGTGGAACGGCCAGCGCTCCTGGATGGCCTGGGCCAGACCGTCGATGGCGATGGGTTTGGTTTTGCTAGTGGTTGGCCAGCCCACGCGCTCGGACGCGTTGCCGATGGCGTCGTAGTCGCGGTGCGCGTACAAAGTGGGGTACGCGTGGTTTTGCAGTTCCAAGAGCACGGTGCCGCCGTGGTTGTTCCGTTCACAGCCGAGCAGCGCGCCGTTATACCAGAGGCCCAGGTCGTTGAGGATCGCCGCGAACTGCTGCGGCGGGAAATGCCCATGCACCCACGCGACATCAAGCCCCGTCTGCTGGTCGATGACCACGGCGGCTGAGTAGTCGCCCGTGTGCAAGCCCTCGGCGGGATCAGCCCCCACGACGTAGGAGCGGCCCTGTGCGGGCATCTCCCACACCTTGAGTCCGCCATTTAACTCGGTCGCGATCGGCGCGCGACAGCCCGCCAGGATGGCTTCTAGCGCCTCCGTGTCGAAGCGTCCGCGTCCCGAGAGGATGAAGGCCGTTTCCGGGTTTGCGGGGTACTCCTGGTTCTTCTTCGAGGTGTCGTAGCCCTTCGTGGCGTTGGCGTACCATACCTCATCCCGCCCTGGTCGAATGTCCCACGGCAGGAAGATGGGCCACATGCCCTCGCCGTTGACCGCCTGCTGCCAATGAGAGGCAAAAGAATTGCCCGCTCCATTGGCAGTGCTGATGACGAGGATACGCTGGCCAGCGCTCCGGGCCGTGACGGCGGCCGCGTCGAAGATCGCGGCGCCGTACTCCTGGTGCGCGAACTCATCGAGCACCAGCAACTGACAGTTGAGGGAGCGCGCGGCCTTCTCGGTCGCGGCCTGCGGCAGGATGCGCGACCCGTTGGCGAGCTCCAGCGTCGTGGTCAACTGGGGGTTGGACAACGGCACTTGTAGCCAGGCGGGGAGGTTGTCCCACGCCACCCGACACTTGCGGGCGAACTCCCTGGCCTTACTTTCATCCTGCGCGAACACGATGACGCGGTTGTGCGGGTGGAAGTTGACCTGCCACAACGACAGCGCGGCGGCCAACTCGGTAATGCCCAGTTGTCGGGCTTTCAGGGTGATCGACTCGCCGTGCTCCATCCACTGGCGCAAGACGTCGCGCTGGTAGTCGAACAGGTGGAAGGGGATGACACCGGCGCCGGTATCGGCCTCGACCTTGCAGTAACTGTCGATGAAGTACTCGGGATCGCGCTGGCAGCGGGCGACCTCCTCGATCACCCACGCGGCGGCGAGGCCGCCCAGGTCCGCGTCCGGGTTGAGCAGGCCGGCGCGCTCCTCCTCCACGGCGCCCTGTTCCAGGGCGCGCAATCTGTTAAGAAGCATCCGGTCCGTCGGCATGGCTCCCGCCCTCCTCACGCTGCTCTAAGGCGGCGACACGCGCCGCGATCTCGTCTGTGTCTATGACGGAGTACAGCCGTACAGCCGCACCGGCGGCGGCCGCCATGGCCGATAGTCGAGCGGGCTCTAAATTACCATCGCGCACATCCATCATGCCCTTAACCAACAGTGGGAGGAGGGGCCGCAGATCGCGCGGCAAGACCTTCTCGGCGCGCACGGCGTTGGCCTTGTTGAGCCCACCCGCGCGCCGCGCTGTCGTGGCCTTGGCCTGTAGCGACGGCTCATGGGCGAAGCACCGGGTACTAGCGGGGAGGGCGCGCGCGCGACACGGCGACCCATCGGCACGCGTGGCCTGGCATATCTCGTCAGCCATCAGGCCCTCCTGCTCCATACCTGTACCACAACCATCGGCAAGCATTAGCAACCATCGCACTTTGGCCCCGGCTGCTCGCCACGTCGCGCGCGCCCCACGTCCGAGAGCGCGCTGTCACAGGCCGTCACGGCCTCGGTGCTCAGGGCCATCATGTCGCGAACGAGCGCCAATAAGCGGATCATCACGCTCGATATGTCGGTCAAGTTGGGCTGAGGCTGGTCATCGTCCATCGCCATCTGGCCGAGGCTACGCCCAATGGCCTGCGCCGCGCGCCCTTTCATCTGGAGTTGTGCGTTCCGTTCCCGCGCGTGGGCGAGGATCTCGCGGGGCGTCTGCTGTGTCGTGTCTGCCATGCTCATATCACTCTCCGTAGGCGTCGGGGCCGGGACCATTCGGCGACCATCTGGCCGTACCGTCGGGGCCTCGTGTCTCCCGGCCCCGCTGGGTGCTCTCATCGAGCAACACTGTCGTTGGCGCATAAGGCCGTGGTGGAATGGACGGCCAGTGCAGAAGGGCTAGGTCACGCGGCGTCAGGGCCGCTTTCACCTTCGTCGCAGCCAAGCGCGCCCCGGCCCCCTCATTATCGACTGTAGGCGTCGGTGTCTTTTTTGCCATGGCTACGCGCTCCGTTGGCGCGACGAGGGCGCGCCACGCCGCCCGGTGGGAAACACATCGCCGTCGTTATCGTCGCCGCCGACCCGCTCGAAGACGAGATCTTCATGAGCCAGGATGTAGTCCGCATCGTCTTGATGGACGAGGGTCGTTTCGTTCCGCGTGAATTGATACGACGGCCCGCGCACCACGAGGCGGTCGCGCAGGGGCACGTAGGGCTTGGGCTCCTCGCCCCTCAAGGCGGCTTGTTCCTGCCACACCCGCCGCTGCGTGTTCTCGTCCATGCCCGGTATCGTGTCCTGGAGCGCCGCCACGGCCTCATCATTCTCCTCATCCGGCACGTTGATGCTTACGGCGCCGTCGTGGAGCAGGCCCTTGCGCCGGCCGCGATAGACGATCCCTATTTCCTCGGGCTCGCGTCGCCTGTGTGACGGCACACGCCGGCCGATCACGGGGTCGGCCAAGTGCGCCAGGTCGCGGTCGAGCTTGCGGTCGGGGGTCATTGCCTCGCCACGCTCCAGCGCCTGTTGCTCGCGTTGGATGCGGGTCTCATCGGCGCGCGTCAGCGGTTCGGGCGCGGCAAGCGTGGCCTGGGTTCGGGCCGGTGTCGTGGTGGTGCGTCGTGCCATGGTTTTCTCCTTACTCGTGGGTTTAGTCGTTGATAGCGCGGGCAGTGTCAAGCCCGCGCGCCGGAGCTGCGACCGGATCTTCGCAAGCGCCCTAAAGTCACTCGGCGTGCCGCTTACGCAAATCAGCGGGGCCGCCCTCGACGGTGGTGTGAGCATGAAATGGCCTGAGCGCCGCCGCTCGACGCCCCAGCCTTGCTGACGGGCGGCGGCGATAAGCCGGTCGATATCTCGCATAATGGCTCCCTTGAGCAATGTCAGCTAACGCCGGATAGGGCCGCCGATATGGCCTGGCAGGTTCGGCAGTCCGGGCGATGGTGGTCGCTGGTCGGGGCCATACGATTGCGCGCCGACGTGCTTGCGACTCGTATCAATACTGTGGGTTGCGGTCGCCCTGATATGCTGCCCGACCTGACCGGTGCCCACTTTGACGCCAGAGCGCGTGATGTCGATGCTGCCACCAAGCTGGATCTCGATCTTTTGCGCATCCGAGTTGACGCTCAGACCGTACGCCTGGGCCTGCGCACCTGGATTGTTCCCGCCGGCGTAGTGTGTGAGCGCCTTCTCCCAACTACCGCCCGATTCTTTGTAGAGGTCGCGGTCATACAACCCGGTCCCCAGCGCGGAGATACGCGGGTTGAGCGCCGCCTCACGCCAGTTGGCCGCCGTGACGGGGCCTAGCCCCAGGTCCTTCGACGCCGCGCCTAAATATTTTTCGATGGTGGGGAGGTTCTCGTTATGGGGGCCGGGGGTCCACTGGCCGAGTCCGACGCCCCCGTCTTGAGAGAGCGCTCCCGCGGATACGCGCCCGTTGACCGTCGCCTCACGCTGCCCCTGACTCAACAACTCGGCCAGCGGGTCGCCGGTCCTCCGCGCGGACTGCTCGTACGCGTGTAGTATGTCGGGAGGGACGAATGAGCCCTTGCCGGGTCCACCGCCCAGCCACACGCCGCTTTGACGATACTGAGACATTTGATATTCGGACACGGGGCCAAATTGCCCCCCCCGCGATGTGTCGATACCGCCCGCTGCGTTGGGGTCGTTGGCGTAATCCTGGCCGCTGGTGATCGCCTCATAACCTAACAACGCTTCCGCGCGCTTGGCGGCGGTCGGCGCCGTCTGGACGAGATGTAACTGAGCCGCAGGCCCGCGCCGGCGCGCATCGGCAATCGTCTGTGCCTGTTGGGCCGCCGTCTGCGCCGCTAGGGGCGCGGAGGCGCTGTGCGACGCCAGCAGCAGATCGGCGGCGATCTTCTCGGCGTGGATCTCCGCCTGCTGTAACCACGAGTTGACGCGCTGCGCGGCGTCCACGCCCTCTTTGTACAGGTCGCCGGCATTGTGTGGCCCAGCCCCGGTCTTACTTTGCTTGTCGAGGCTGGCGGCGTAGTCCTCGGCGGCGCGCGGCCCCTGTCTCACGAGCTTCTGGACGAGGGTCGACGCCGCCTGCCCACTCATGCCGCTCATATCCAGGCCCGCCGCTTGTAGCGCACTCTCCGCCGTTTGCGTGCCGTACGTCCCGATGTCGTATCTCTTGGCAACCGATGCGTAGGCATCCCATGCCACTTGTGGATGCGCCTGGGCCTGCGCGAACTGGGTGGGGTTGAGGCCCAGCATCGCCATCTGCTGCATCGCATCGGTTCCTGTCGCGCCCACAAGCGGGGCCAGGGCTTGCCCCACCTGCACGTTGCTCCCGGCGAGTTTCTGCGCGGCGGCCAGGCCGTTCACGTCGAGTTGACTGGCCCCCGCCGCTTGCTGTAGCGTCTGCAAGGACTTCACCAGTCGGTCGAGCGAAACGCCGCTGTGACGGGCCGCTTCATCGAGCGCGGCGTAGGTATCCCCCACCTGCGTGGAACTAGCGCCCGCTTTCATCAAACCGCCCGTAAGGTCGGTTGTCTGCCCCAAGTCAACACCGCTGATACGCGACAAGGCCATGGCATCATTGAGTCCCCCGCCTATCTGATTGGCCTGGACACCTTGCTGTCCAAGTTGATCGGCGGCGGCGACGCTATCCTTCTCGCTGTACAAGTAGTTCCAGCCGACGTTTTGCGTGGAGCGGAGCACACTCAACGGTGTGGCCCCTGTCGTCGTCCCCACAGCACCACTGAGTGATTGCTGCTCATCGGCGTAGTGGGCCTGTTGGCTATTCACCGCGAGCGCCCCGGCACCTACGGCCGCCGCCGCCGCCAACGGCGCGGCGAACTCGCCGAACATCGCCATCAGAGGACGCGCCAACCCCGCCAGCACGTCGCCCGTCGCACCCATGCCGGCGGCATTGGCGGCGCCCTGGATGCCACCCTCGATGAGACCCGCGCCACTACGCGTGATGGATGATGCTAGGTGCTGGCCGATTGAAGACGCGAAGCGATCCTGCTGTGTCGCGTCAGTGGATGGCATCGGCGACGCCGAAGACGGCAGCAGACCATACCGTGCGACGGCGGACGTATCGGCCCCCGATCCAGTCCCCCCAGCGCTGGGGGGACTGGATCGGGGGCCGATACGTCCGCCGTCGACGCCTGCTGCTGTTGGATGAACGCTTTCAGCTCGTCCATCAGCCGGTCGATTTGTTGGCCGCCCGCCTGGGGGTTCTGGCTACCGAAGTCCGCGACCTGCGAACTGATCCGGGCGCTCCGCGCCGCGATCTGCTCTTGCAAGAGCGGCACGCCGGGAGCCTCGGCCACGAGGTCGGCGTGGGGCATGGCGCGGGCGAGGCTGGCCGCGTCGTCATAGGCGAGCGGCTTGCGCCCCACCTGCTCCTTAAACGCTGTGTTGAACTCCGCCGTCAGCGTCCGTTTCAGGCGTTGCAGGTCGGTGTCGGCCTCTTGCGCCGCCGCCGCCAGGTCGTGGAACGTCTGGGGGAGCGGGTCGATGGCGGCCGTCGCGGCGTCCGTCGCCGCCGCCGGCTGCCCGTCTACCGGCGCTCCAGGCTGCCCATGCGTCGTCAACGCTCGCGCCAGCAGTCCGTCGCCCGTCGTCGCGAGGGCGCCCACGGGAGCCATCGGCGGCGCCGTGGCCTGCATCGCGGCCGTCGCCGCCGTGATGGGGGCGGACATCGCTTGTCGCTGCGGTGCCGAGGGCGTGGTGTCGTAGCCATAGCGTGCGGGCCGCTCGACGCCCGCCGCTTGCTGCTGTGCTTGCCGCTCACGTTGGGCCTGCTGCTGCTGCTCCCTCTGGGCCATGACCTGTTGGAACTGGGCGAGCACATCGGCGGGCGGTTGTGTGGCGAGGCCGGGCGTCGTCCCCGCGAAGTCCATGGCCCGCGCCTGGATCTCAGCAGACCGCTCTGCCAGTGCGCTCCTCGTCTGGGCTATCTCCGGCGCCGCTTGCGCCACCTCCGCAGGGTCCATGTGGGAGAGGACCGCCGACGCTTGCGGGTAGGTCTGGGGTTGCTGCCCCTGCGCGCCGAACGCCGTCGTGACCTGCGTGGCTAGGTGTTGTTTGAGTTGCTGGATCTGCGCGTCGGCGTCCCGAGCGGCGGCCGATAGTTGCTCAAAGACCTGCAAAGCCTCGTCGGCGTTGACGCTCAGGTCGATGGATGTGGATTCGTCTTCAGTCACGGTTGGGTGGTCCTGTGACTACGCCGGCGCCACTAAAGCGGGTGCCGGAGATTACATGTCGGGCCGTGTGGCCGCGACCCTGGTGAGCGCGGCGTCACGGGCGGCCAGGAGCGCGTAGGCCCGGCCCGCTACTTCCAGGTCCGTGACGGTGAGGAGGCTGGCGACGCCGGCAATGTAGGCGCGGACCGCATCCAGGCTCGTAGCCGCGTCTTCACTGAAGGCTAAAATCCAGTCCGCTGCGGCCACGGCCAGATCCTCGACGCGCCTCCAGTCCGGGTCGCCGACGGCGCTCTCCTCGCGGGCCGCCGTCGCCGCGCGGGCCGCGCCGATCGTCTCCCACAACGCCTGCTCTAGCGGGGCCAACACCTCGCGGTTGCGCCGTGCCAGGAGCGCCAGGCGTTCCTCCAGCGCGGCCACCTCGACGACGAGGGCGGCGCGCCTAGTGGTCATGGCGTTGGCGTTCTCTATCGCCTTGTGCTGGGCGTCCGTCATCTCGGCGACGTAGAGCAGCGCCGGCGTCGCGACGGACGGCTTATCCTCGTGCACCATAACACTACCCCTTGCCTACGCCGCTGGCGGCATGGTTTCAACGAGAGGACGTACACCCTCCCCTCGACCGACGGTACGCAGCCTGATAAATTGCGCCAAGCTTTCAGCACCTTCGGCGCGCGCGGCTTGCTCTAAAGCAACCCGCTCCACTTCCGAATAGGCGACTTGAATCTTGCATGGCCGCCGTGGCGCCAGTCCAAGCGGTCGCCCGCGCCTGCGCTCGGTCTCTTCAGCTATCGCCATCTCTTCCCCTCCTTATTCCCCTGTCCGTGTCCGGCAAAACAAAAGGGGCCAACACCGCTACGGTGTTGGCCCCTTGGGGGTAGACTCGTCTACCCGAATAGTACCACTTTTGTTACCTCTGTGCAAGGTCACAACGCTATTTAGGCGACATTGGACGATGGTGGACTCTTGGGGCGGCACCATGCCCGTAGCTTGTCCAGCCCCCTGTTATGTCTCTTGCACACCGTCTTGCCGCTGACACCAATCAGCGCCCCCACACTCCGTACCGTGGCCTTGGGTTGCCCCATGAGGATGACGGCGGCGTGCAGATCGGGGTACTCGCACGCTAGCCGTGCCATGGCGGCGCGCAAGCGCTGCGCGTCCGTGATGGCGGACAGCCCGCACATGCGGTCGAGGTGCGCCTCCATCGCGCGCGTCATCCGCAGCACGCCGGCGTCGTCGAGGTCGCGGTGGCTGTGGAGCTTCACGGGCTCACAGCTAGTGGTATCATTATGGCTCACGCAGCACGCTCCTCGCTGGCTGTGACAATGCGCAAGCCCTCCGCGCGATACACAGCGCCGCGCTTGCCCCACGACGACCAGCAGAGGGCGCAGTCGTCGCAATAATCGACCACAACGGCGTCGGCCTTGTGGGGCGCCGTGCGTGCGATCCGTCCAATCGCCTGCTTGACTCGCCCCCCGTAACTCATCGGCGTCGTCAAAGCCAGATAGTCGAGCTTAGGCTGGTCGAAGCCTTCGGCGATAAGTGAGGTTGTGGCGACCACGACAGAGACCTCACCCGTGTCTAGGGCAGCCACGACCCACGCCCGCTCCGTCTTGCCCAAGCCACCGCGCAATGTGGCGACGGCCATGCCACGCTCTTGAAGCAGGGATGTCAACAGGGCCGTATGCGCCACACGTTCCGTTAACACAAGGCAGCGCCGGCCCCGCTGCACCGCCCGTATGGTGTCCTCGACGATGAGTCGGTTGCGGCGCTCATCGCTCACCAGCGCGGACACAATCGCGGCGAAGCTGTCGCCCCTTGGACGTACACCTGTCGCGCGCTTGATGACATGCGGCGCAATCAAGCGGTCTTTCAAATCGCTCTTGTCGATGCGCGCCGTAATCGGCCCCAAGTGCCAGAAAATCGCGTCATCGAGACCGTCGCGCCGCGTGGGCGTGGCCGTGAGCCCAAGTAGGTAGCGCGCGTTGAATTGGCTGACGACGCCGGCCATCGTGTCCGCAGGGACGTGGTGCGCCTCGTCCACGACGACCATCCCGACATCAAGGAGAGCAGGGGGCGTGTACCTATGCAGGCTTTGCATGAGGGCCACGGTGAGCCGATCTCCGATGCCACACACGCCATCGCCAATGAAACCGATCTCGTCACGCGTCAGCCCTAGGGCCATACTGGCACGGTCAATCAACTGGTAGGCCAGTTCTTTGGTGTGCGTGAGCCAAAGCGTGCGCTGCCCGCGCCGGGCGACGGCAGCGAGGCCCATGATTGTCTTGCCGCTGCCCGGTGGGCTGCTAATGACGCCGTAGCGGCGCCCTAATGCCGTTTGTACAGCCTGTGACTGAGCGTGCGAAAGTGTCACCTGCTCAACGAAGGGCACGACCGGTGCGACGTGCGTGCGGTCATCCCAGACGACGCGCAGGCCGTGCTGCTCACATAGCCCAAACACGGTCTGCGTCGCGCCGCGTGGCACAGCAAACGACCCATCCGGCAGGCTGTCGTAGTACAGTAAAGATTCGAGCAGGTCCGCCGTCGAACGGCCGTGGCGCTCGGCTTCCTCGTACGCGAGATTGGGCAACGTGAAGCGCCGGCGCAGAGCGTGCCGCAGGGCGGGCGGCATATCAGGCCCGACGATGAGCCGGGCGTCGACCGTGAGGCGGACGGTTGGCCGCGTCGTGGCGGGGGATACCGGGCAAAGGGTGGAACGGGGCGCGGCGCCCAAAATGCGGGCGGCATTGTCCACGAAGGTATCAGGCGTGATGGTGGTCATAGTGGTGGGAACCTCGATGGTGGTGGTAAGGCAATCGAGCATCAACGGGCAATGCCGCTGGTCGCAGGATCAACGTGGCAGCGCAAACAGACGAACAGCGGGGCGCCATCGACGCGTGTCAGGCAGCGCACGGGATGCACGCATGCACATGCACGGATCGGCGTATCTGGCGCGGGGACTGGGGCGACAACACGGCGCGTTATGTCCCTGGAGAGGAGACCGTGACGCACAGGACTGGGGACACCGGGGACACGGAGGGCACTTTGTGTAACGGGCGGCGCCTGCATCCCTGGTACGGCGCCTCTCTGAGGACCATCTCCTGTCCCCGGTTGCGACAACTGAACCGGGGACAACTGGGGACAGGAGGCGGTCAAACCGGGGACAGCGGGGGGTGACACAGCGCACGCCGCCGCCGTTGACGCGGGCGTGTCCCCGGTTTGACCGCCTCCTGTCCCCAGTAGCATGCGTAAACCGGGGACAGGGAGGGACGCGTCAAACGCCCTCTCATCTCTGGTAAGCAGTGCGGATTGAGAGGTGCCGTCCCCGGTGTCCCCAGTGTCCCCGGTGTTTTGTGTTACAGTCTCATCCTGGCCTTGCAAAAGCCAGCGACGGCGCGCTTGATTCATCATTAGCCCCTCTCATGGCCGTAACTCTCAGGACCGGGGACACCGGGGACACTCAAGGCGTCGGGCTTCAAGAGCACAACGCGCCGTTTCCTCCCCAGAATGCGCCGCTGCGTCGTGGTACGATCTGGGTCGACGGCGGCCAGCCACCCATTCTGGTGGAGATAGTGCCCGACGGCCTTCCAAGAGTGCGGCCAGGACTCACCGGCGCGGCGGATATGCTCCTGTACCAAGCGATATGCGACGACGCCAGTCCCCCCGTCAGTCTCACCGCTAAAGAGGGCGATACCGTCGTTGGAGACATGCCCAATGTGGGCGCCACCGCCAACGGTGGCGAGACCATCTGCCCCGTCGTACGTGTGCCTGCCCGTTTCGACCGTCAAGCTTACGGCGCCTTGATCCAGCAGGGACTGGAGCGTGTCGATAAAGATCTTGTCGAGCGCCTGCACGCTAACTGCCGCGATCTGTGTGGTTCCCAACTTGAGCAAATTGCTGTATCCGTCGGTGACCCACGCATCATGTTCGGCCACGGTCATCAGTCCCGCGTCAAGCGCATAGTGTCCCAGCGCCTCCCAGGCGATGAGCAACATAGCAATGTTCTCGGCGACGCGACCGACATTCACACCGTCGGGAAGCGCGTCGATGAGGCGAGCACGATAGGTCCGTAGCAACTCGGGGAGAGCCTCGCGGACATCCGCCGAACTGATGAGCCAGCGCACGAAACCGACCGTTAGGCCGTGGAGTTCAGTCGCGTCGCGCTGCGCGATCGTCAGCGCGGAAAGATCCACATCGCCTGGCTCTACGGCGATATAGAGGTGTCGCGCCGCGACGCTTGGCTCGAAGTCGGGGGTGTCCTCGCCTGTGGCGAGGATGTTGCAGCGGGGGCGGGTGCTGGGCAGGAGTGACATATCAGATCGCCGGCGTTGGCGACCCGTAGATGTGCTGTAATCCTGGGCGAAACGGGTCACGAGATCGGACCTGACCACGGCCCGCTTGTAATCGTCGATGACGAGGAGCATATCTTTCAGCACATGACTCACAGCCTCCCACGCGCCATAGGTGGATGCCCAGGTGAGGAGGTCCGCGCCGCCTTGAAAGTCACCGAACGCGCCGACGGCGAGCTTGGCGAGTTCGGTCTTGCGCGTGCCAGTGCGGCCGGAGAGAAACGCCATCGTGCGCGAGGGCGTTTCTAGGTACGGATGCAGCGGCGAGAGGTAGGCGTGGGCGAATAGGGGCGTCGTAATCGTCTGCGGCGCGACGCGAAGGCACCGCTGTAGAGCAGCCCAGCCAGTGGCCGGGTCAACGTCGCGCCGTAGACGATACGCTGTGAGAACGGCATCCGCCGGCAAGGCCACGCGAACAGCGAACGGGGTGTCACCATCTCCCTTCGGGGCCAACACGTCACCTACCGCGTCAAGGTAATGCGCGTGGCCCGCCCCATCGACGTACAGTCCCGTGTGCATGCGCACCTGCTCGGAGTCAGGCGCGCCGAAACTTGCGATGGCATGCGCAAGCTTGTATTCGGCGCGCGGCTCGATCAGCAGGCGCGGCCCGACCGCCTCCAATAAGCGGCCGGCCAGCGCGGGGCCATGGAAATCGCGGGCTCCGACAATGCACGAGTACTCGCGCCCGTTGAGGGTGACACCCACGTCAAAGCGCCGCTCGGTTTCGCCGTCGCCATCGCTCGCCAGAATATCGCGCGCGATCCGGGGCACGGCGTTCATCAGGAGCGTGTACGTCGGGGGCGCTCCATCTTCCCCCGCGCCGACCGCGTAGAGCTTACCGTGTCGGATGGCGTATTTCCCGTTAGGACTCAGCGCGCTGTCGCTGTGCTCCTCGTCCGTGTTATTCAGCGAGGTCTTGGGGAGCCTGATGTCGCTCCACGCATCCTCGATTGCTTGAGCAATGTCTTCGTGCGTCGCGTCGGGGCTGACGCCATCATCATGATGCTTGTCCTCAAATTTGGCAAGCACCCACGTTGCGGCCGCCGCGCGCTCGGCTTCGTCCGACACCTTGAACTCTTTGCTGCCCAGCCGCTCAAGGTCGTTCCCGTCGTCAGCCTTGGCGTACGCCTGGATCATAAAGTCGCGCCCATCGCGTCGAGCGGGGGGCAGGATAGCGAGCAGAAGACGTCCCTTTGTGACCTTCACTCCGTGTGTGGTTGCCCCCATCATGAAACCTCCCGCAGCCCGCCAGGGAGTGCGACACGAGCGGTAAGCGCCGTTAGCCCTGACAGCGTGGCGCTGCCCGTGAGTGTACAACGGACAACACGGAGGCGCTTACCGCTATCGTGGGTAGGCTCCTCGCGCTGTTCGCCATACCCCTCCTGCGCGAGCGCCCACGCTGCCGCCACATAGTCGCCGTCGTGCTCAAGCAGCGTGTACGCCGCGAACGGGCTGTACGCCGTCAGCGGCGTGAACGGCGGCGCCTCGCTTGTGAACACGTAGAACAGGCCACACTCAGCGTAGTTGAGGGTCGCCGATAGGCCGGGGCCAGTCTTGCCCGGACGCTGCCAATATTCCTCATGGCCGCGCTCGCGCAGGAAGCGCCATCCGTGCGCGTGGAGCAGCGCCGCGAGATCGCCACGCGCGTTGTAGTCGTCGCCGGGCCGCCCGCCCTCGTGGGCGCCGACGCGCGCGCTCATGGAGCGTGGCGGCGCGCTGTGCGGCGCGTCCATGGCCCAGGTGTGGTGTATCGCGATGTGCGTTGCGATGTCGTCCAAGCTGTAGCGGCGCGCGGGGTCACACCACTCTAGCGTCACCGCGCGCGGGGGATCGTACTTGTGATTGAGCGTCCCCGGCTGGCGCAGAATCCGCGCGACATCGTGAACCGCGTCAGGCGCACGGTCGGGGCCGCACAGCGCCCGCGCGAACGCGGCATTGACCCGCTCAAACGCGGCGCGGCGTGCGGGGTCGCGCACGTCGGCGGGCTCCGACAGCGCGAGGTAGATGTGGAAGCCGCCCCAGGTGTTGACGCACGCGGTTGTGGAGAGGCCAAAGCGCCGCACGGCCGCATAAGCGGCGGCACGGGGGTCGGCGTAGTCAGGCCAGAGCTTGAAGTCGATATCGGCCCAGAGCGCGCCAGCGCGCGTGCAGTGGTCTGCCGTGCCGCCCTGCCCGTCGCGCAATGTGACACCGAAATAAATATCCGCATGTGCTGCCTGGCGCTCGCCGTCGTGCGTGAGACTAAGGCGGCCCTCCAAAATAAGAGGTTCTATCACTGGGGATGGAGGGCGTAGTTCCAGTCGCCATGGAATGAATCTCGCACGAGATGCAAAGCCTGGAGTTCTGTAGCGGAGACGGTTATCTTCG